TCTATAACCATTTACATATGCTGTTCCTTCACTAACTTTTAATTTTAGTAAAGTTGGATCAGTTTCATCTGAATCATAAGAAATTTTAAAGGGTTTTACTAAATAGTTGCCTGATTCTTCTTTAGTTCTTAGTGCTAATAAATCATTAATCTTATTGTATTGGTCAAATCCAGTAGAAGCTTCAAGAACTTCAGAATTTCTAATTTTTGCTAAATAAACAAATGTTTCATCTGAATCAATTAAGTCTTTAGTTGTAAGAACTAATTTAATTCTATAACGATCAGCACCAGGAGCAGTAGTGTTTGGAAGAGCACCTGAATTGTCATACAAAGATTCATCGTCATCTACTGTAACAATGTCTTGAACTACTTTAAAACCAACTTCAACTGTTACTGAGGGAGAATACTTAGCTAAAATAATAGATTGTTGTTCAGCTTGGACAAAAAACCCATTTACAAAATAAAATCCTTGACCTACAGAAAATCTTACTGACTTACCTACTGCTGGATTTAAAGCTGTATTAGTTGTTTGTACTGTTAATACAGTACCAGTATTAATACCAACTAAATCTTCGCCCGGAGTTAATCTAATTGGAGCTGTGGACGTTGTGCCATTTAATGTATTAGTATAAGAAACATATAAAGTGGCTGGATCAGTTAAAGTAGCAGCTTTCTTTTCAATAACTTTGACTCTTACACCAGATGTTTGACCTAAGAATGTTTCTTCATCAATAGAATTGTCTGTTGGCAATGTGTACGCTGACGTGTCAAGTTTAACAAATTCGTATGAATCATTTAAAGATAGTCCACCTGGAATTACAGTAGCACCCTCTTTAAAAATGTTTCTTCCGAATCTTTCAATTTGTTTTTGAATAATTGTTTGTAGTTGTGTTAATTCACGCGCTTGTAAAGCTTTACCTTTATTAAAAAGAATACGATGAAAGTTGTCGCTATCAGCGTAATCATCTCTATAACGAGTTTCAAAAATATTTTCAGTGTACGTAATTGTCATTTTTTATCTACTCTTATAATTGAAGAATAATTTTAATATCTTCTGTTTGATTTGCTGTTCTAGCTACAGCAGTTCTATTATCAATATAAAGAACTTCCCCGGAGAAAGGATCTACTTCAGAACTATCTATTAATTGTGAAATGATTCCATTTCCTGTGCCATCTGATTCTGTTAATGTTTCACCAACAACAAAGGAACCATATCCAGTATCATCATTTTGGTGATAATAAATAATATCTGAATCAACTTCATCGATGAAAGCTTTTGTTCCGGATGTGCTACCAACAATGACATTATCAGAATTAAATGCTAAAGTGATTGGAGACATTTTCATAGATTTTAAAGCATTAGCTGTTTCTGAAGTTAAGTCAGAATCAGAACCATTTCCTTTCTTAGGATTTTTAATAATACCTATCTGTCTAAAATCTTGTAAGATAATAAAATCATCTAAGCTTCCTTGTGTTTTTGCATGAAGCATAAGGCCACTAGCTTTTAAATCTGATCTTGCATCAAAGCCTAAACCATTGTGATCTGTTAAAACTGCTCTTGCTGTTGCACCAGTACCACCTCCACCAGAAATACTAACTTCAGCATAATCGAATCCAGTTGGATATGATAGAGTTGAAGAATCATTATCGAATTCAATTTTAGACACTGTATTAGTAGAAGAGTCAATGAAAGCGGTGATGCTATAATCACTATCCGCACTATTTCCAGTAATTGTTACAGTTGGCTTTGATGTATATCCACTGCCTCCATCCGTAACAACAATAGAAGTAATCATTCCACCAACAGCCGTGTCTTGAATTTCTTTATGCTTTATTTGAATACCAGTGGCATCAGAATCCAATTCTCCAACAATTTTACTGACGGGCATATAATTTGCAGATAAGAAGTAATTTGCTTCTAAAGCAGAAATTGTATATAAAAATTTCCATACATATCCATCTGCAGTTTCAAAGGCATGATTATTTGATCCTGTTGGCTCTACAGTAGAAGGAACAGCTGATCCTGTAGTATCTCTACCAGTTCTTAAACAAACATAAACGTGATGATTTTGATTTAAAACATAATAGTTCGGAGAAGGATGACCTGCTTGAGTATCATCATATTGAGCATAAGTTGTTCCAGTTGTCCAATTTACTCTTGCTACTGAAAATGAAGTTGATAAGATTTTCTTAACAGATTGTAAACTTTGTCTAAATTCACGAATATCTTTCATAGTGTTAGTTGGAGTGATGGGATTGTCAGCGCTGTCCCAATACTCAGATCTGCCTACACCAATGTAGTATCTATCACTTGAGTCGTTGATACCATCTATGATATCTTGAACGATACTCTTCTTAAAAAAATCAGTTATTACGGCTGCCATTCTGTTTGTCCTATTAAAACTGTAGTGCTTATCATAATTTATTTTTATTATTTATAAGGTTTATGCTGCATAATGCTCATAAGTGGCTTCCATAGCATCAAAGATGCTGCTAAATGTTGAATTAGCACTATCTATTGTTAAAGATTGATAATCTCTAATTTGTACGTTTGGTTCAAGTCTAACAGTATATATTGTTTGGCTTGAATCTGCGTTTCTATCAGTATATGAAGAATCTGTTTCAATTAAACCATTGAGTTGATGCCAGATATATTGTTGAGGATTTCCTGATTCACCAGTAATATATTCAGTAGCACCCATAGTTTGAATTAGAGTTGTGTCATTGTCTACAACTAAAGTACTTAATAAGTCTATAGTTGATTCATATGTTACTTCACCAGCAGCAGAATCTAAAATAACATTCGGCGCAGTTAAAGTATTTGTTTGAGCTGTTAAAACTAAAACTTCTGCACCCAAATAAAACCCTGCAGGGTGAACAAATTTTCGATATAGATTTTCCCAAGTAGCAATTGAGATTGGTGCTTTTACAAGAACTGATAGAACTTGATAAAGTGCACCATCTTGTAAAACGGCTAAGCTGTCTATACCTAGTTCAGTTTCCCCGACAATAAACAAATTTTCTTTAGGATAATTGATCTCAACATCTTCACCAAAGAAAGTTCTAAAAAATCTTTCGGTTGAGAATTTAGTTCCTTTAACTCTAAAGAAATCAGCAAATTCTCTAATAACTTCTCTTGGACTTACAAATTGATTTTGTGAAACGCCTAAAGCTATTTCTCTAAACATTAAATCTAATTGCTGTAATGTATTAGCTTCAACGTCTCTAATAATTTGTAAATCATTAATTAGATCGCCAATATTTGTATCACTGTCTAAATTTTCATAATATGCATCAAGGAATGTAATTAGTGTAGGATACTCAGTTGTAAAGTATTCTGGCAAAATTTCTTTTACCAGACTTTGCTTTACTGAAATAGGTAAACGATTGAGATCCTTCAAAGTTTGCATTATAATGTTACTCTCGTATTCTGATCATCTGTTAGCGCGATTGATTTTGTTTTTTGTGGATCAAGTTTAAGAATGTAATTTCTTAAAGGTCTAACAACTGCAGGATTGTTTGGTGTTACAGTAAATTTTATAAATGAATTACCACTTTGAACAGAACTTGCTGCAAAGTTATTTAAACTTACTACGCCAGTTGTTGTGTTATACGATCCAATATTGTTTTGAACAATTTCTGCTGATGTAGCATTTACTACTTCTATTTGAGTTGTTCCTAATTTATTTCTAGCATATACTAAAACGCCGTTTGGGTTATAATAGTTTTCTGAAATAACTCTATGAAATTCGTCATCAGGAGAAGCAATAGCAACTGGGAAATTTAAATCATATGCTAAAGCAGTTGCACCAAATGTTGGAGCTAATCTTAACTGAACACCAACATCAATTTTGGAAGAAAGAATCGCTGCATCTAATTCATCAATATCAGCTAAAAGTTGAGATCTTCTAAATACTTTATCAAATGAATTTAAATTTTCATTGAAGTAAGAAATCATTAAATTTTTAACTCTGGTTTCCATATTACCAGCTGTTAATCCAGTTAAATCAGGATCATAATTAAATGATGTTGTTAATTCAAGATATACATCTTCTGGATTTACAAATTTTGCAGTAACAGAAGTTACAGAAAGTGGATCAATTAATTGTGATTGAATTTGATTCTGCACTGTTGTTTTTGTGGCTTGTGATGTAGATTCTGGAAATTGTAAACTAATATAAACCTTACCATAATCAATTGGCAAATTCTGATCCCCACTCCAAGCTTTTACAGCTGAAACTGAAGAATATTTAGATTTTATTTGTGCTTCATAATCTAAAGGTGTAACTAATCTTTGTTGAGTTGCAAAAGCTACCGGGGCAGTTTGTCTAATAGATTCAATTGTTTGCTTTTCACTTCCACCAACTGATTTAGATAAAGTAGTAACTGATTGTGAATAAGAAGTAGAATCGACAACTATTTCTCCAGTTGTTGAAAACGATGACCCACCATTTGCTGCTGCACCAGATGCTCTAATGTATCTTACAACAACCTTTCCTCCTATTGGAGGCGTTTTTCCAAAAACAACACCATCACCAAAACTTAGTTCAAATTGTCCATTTGGAGCTTCTTTTAATCTATAGTATGTTGAATCAGAATTTACAGTGATTGCTTGTGACATAGATGTATATTCGGTATATGAACTGGAAGTAGTTGTATCATAAACAAAAACTTTAGCTGTTGATGTATCAATTTCTTCATCTGGTATAATATAAATTTGATATTCACCGCTTTCACCGACATAAAAAGTTTTAGTTACAACTTCTCCTTCATACGCAATAATTTCTTCTTCACCGTCATCATTTTTAAATGTGTATAAGCCAGCACCATTATCTGAAGCTTCATAAGTGTCTTTAGTATAAAAAGTATAAGACACATCATCAATTGTTGTCGTATATGCAGAATTTTCAGGTAAAGTAATTGTTGCTGGCTTAGGAGCGGCAGAAGAAAGATCGACTGTAACTTTTAACGCAACTTGAGATGAAGTTTTGGATCGTACATTTAAACCAAGTGTGTCTGCATGACTAACAACAGAACTTCTTAATTGGGCAGTGTTTAAAAAAGCTTCGTTTAAAGCAAAATTTGCAGTTAATGCATTGAAGTGAGTATTATATGCTAGAACATCTAAAATGTTAGAAAGACCAGAAGCTTCAAAATCATAATCGGCAAACTCATCTTGATTAGCAAGATAAGTTTTTAGTTTTCTTTTTATACCTTCAAAATCAAGTGAGGTAGAAGTAATGTTTGTGGCCATGTTATCTTAACCTTGATATTGCTGTTTCTAATATTACAACTTCTTCAGTATTAACTACTTGAAATTGTACTGAAACTGTAACTAAGTTGTTTTCTGGTTTTGCGTTTACTATTATTTCTAAAATTTTAGCTCTAGGTTCATAATATTCAATTGCATTAGTTACATTTTCTCTTATTTCATCTCCGGCATCTTCATCTGCTAATTCAAATAATAATCCTGCTATATCACCACCAAAAAATGGTTTAAATGGTTTTTCAAAATAGTTAGTCATTATTAAATTTTTAACAGACTGCTTTACTGCCGCAGCATGAGTTTTTTTAAATACATCACCTGAAGTTTTAGCTGCAAATGACAAATCAATATCCTTGTAATCAATATTACGCGAGGATACTAAACTTTTTATATTTAAATCTTTATCTTCATTTGCAAAAGATTTTCTGGCCATGTAAAACTCTTTTTTCTTTATTTATATCTAAGTTCAACCAAAGATTCATCACTCTGAATTTTTTCGTTCCAGTAAGTAGTCAACTTTCGGTCATATTTTGCGGTGAATGTTTCAGGTATTTCTGGAATAATAATAGCTAATTGAGCTTTAAATCCATCATTTTGTCGAGGATCAAATTTATCATATCTTAAAGATAGCTCTTGATATTGGAAAGAATCTTTTACAAACTCTGCAAACTCAAATAATTTGTCAAATGATTCTTCTCCAGTAGAGTTGTTATAAAGCTCATAAACTATAGCTCTACCGGTTGTACGATAGTCTAGAACGCTGTCTGGTGTTATTGTTTCATTTGCGTATTGTTTATATAACCCTTCAGCAACTAACAAGGAATACCCGTTAAAAGATTCTAAAGAATCAAATGTTGTAATTACATTTGTTTGAACTGCTAAATTTCTTGCAATTTGTTTTCTTTCAGATAAACTTGTTATATGATTTAAATTGTGAGCATCAC